GTGCAGTCAGGAGCCAATGACCATGATATAACAGTTAATTTGACAGGCAGTTCAATGGATGTAGATATACACCAAACTGATACTACAAGCACGAATGTAGCTAACTTATTATTACAAAGTAGTGGTGGATCAGGAAGCTCTGTTGATATTGATCAATGTGCAAGTGGCTGTTAATACTTTTATTTGCCACTAATGCCTACTCCGAGATAGGAGAAATATCAGAACTTAGGGGTAATGGAGAAATCCTAAGACAATCAGGGGGAGACAAACTTCTTGCAGAACTCGCTTTAGATATTCTTTCTTATGATAGCGTCTTTACTGGTAATGGGCGTATTGCTATCCAATTTGTTGATGCGTCTATTATAAAACTCACAGAACATTCCAAAATCGTCATAGACGAATACATATACGACCCAGACCCAACTAAAAGTAAATTAGCTTTAAACATGGCTAGTGGTACTGCTCGTTTTATAACAGGTGCTTTAGGAAAGATAGATAAAAGAAATATATCTATTAGAACTCCATCAGCAAACATAGCTATAAGAGGTACAGACTTCACCACGACTGTAGATGAATTAGGCAGAAGCCTAGTTATTTTATTACCTGATGCCGATGGTACGACTTCAGGAGAAATAGCAGTAGAAACTTGGTCAGGTACGGAGATACTTAATAAACCATTCCAAGCCACAATGGTTTCTACCTTTGAATCACAGCCTACTAGAGCCGTTGTTTTAGGGAACTTAACTCTAGGTCTTATTGATAATATGTTGATTGTCAGTCAGCCTCCAGAGGTAGTAGAAGCTGTAGAAGAACAACAAGCAGATACTAAGACAGAATTAGATAAAGACTTCTTTGAGGAAGGAAACGATTTAGAGAAAGACTACCTAGAGGAAGAGGAAGAAATATCCAGATTGGATATAGACTTATTGAGTTTTGATTTCTTAGTGGACCTGTTAGCTATAGTGGAAACAGGCTCTAGAAAGAAAACGGAATCAGGAGGAGAATTAGACGGCATAGAACTAACAGGTATTGTGCCGGGATTTGACCCAGTGTATCAAACCTATTCTTTCGTAGAAGGAGAATACTTACACTTAGTTCATCAAGGTAGTAATACATTTGATATTGGTTTAGATAAATATGCAGCAACTTATTTGAATATAAATACGGCTGGCATTATAATGGAGATAGAGGTTAATGGTGCAGGGGATAATACGATTATTATTTTTCAGTCTCCTTAGTTGTAGTGTTTTTGCAGGGGATAACCTGATAACACTACAAACAAAAGGAAGCGGCTCGACTATAATAATTAAACAGGCTGGTAACAGCAATATCACAGGTGTTTATTGTGGATTGGGAAGTTTTGATAACTCCTTAGTGGGTACGCATACTTGCGACAATGCCACTATTACTGCAAATGTTATAGGCAATTCCAATATTGTTTACTCACAGTCAGTTTGGTCTAATCACACAGGACAAAGCTGGATAACCACTGTAGATGGAAACGATAACTATGCAGTTATAGACATGGATGAAGATGATAACACCTCTCGAATTACACAGACAGGCGATGATAATCAAGCGTGGATATTGGGTTCGGGTGATGATAATGTTTATAAAATTGAGCAACTAGGAGATGATTACTACGCCAAAATCTATGCGTTTGGAGATGATTCGGATGTATGGATAACTCAAGAGGGTACAGGAAATCATAACTCTTATGTTCTTAACTATCCGGGTGGGGATAATAATTCTACTAGATTAATTCAAAAAGGTTCAGGGAACAAAGACGCAGATATAATCTTTTATAGTGGTGGGGATGATAATGAAGTTAACCTAACCCAACAGGGGAACGGAGCTCATACTGCGTATATGCGATTTTACACTACGGACTACGATGTAGCTGTAATTCAAAAAGGCTCGTCTAATCAATCCTACTCAGCTCAGTTTAATTGTAGTGGTAGTGGTTGTAATAAAACCATTTCAATAACTCAACAATGAACAAATGGTTAATTGGGATACTAATAACAGGTACTTTAGTAGTGCCTTTATTATTTAGTTGGAATGCTTTAGAAATAATTAAGCTTAAAACTTTTGATGCTTTGATTCCAGAGAAAGAGCCATCAGGCTATTTTTCTATTCTCAATATAACTGAAGAGGATATTGCACTAGAAGGTGGCTACCCTCTACCAAGACAGCGATTAGCTGAAATACAGATTGATTTACTAAACAAGGGAGCGATTGGAGTAGGTTGGGTTATGGCTTTTCCACAACCTGATCGGTTCGGAGGAGACTCAGTATTTGCAGAAACACTAGTCTATGCTCCTACTGTTTTGGCGATGTTTGAAAATAATAGTGGAGATTATCCTTCAACCACTGGCACTGTCATTATGGGAGAAGATCGTGGAGGAATTGATGCAGAAGGAGTAATTCAAAACATTGATATTCTTAAACAGAATGCTAGTCAAGGCATTGCTGTAGCTAGAACAGAAGTAGATTCTTTAGTTAGAAGATTACCTTTATTATTAAGAACTCCTGATGGGTGGGTTTCTGCCTTTGGTACGGAGGTCTTGAAAGTATTGGCTGGTGCAGACACTTATCTTATAAAAACAAACGACAATGGCATAGAACAGATAAGAGTCAAAGGACTGCCACCAGTCTCTACTGATTCTTTAGGTAGAAAGTGGATCAGTTGGGTAGATACACCACAAACAGATTTACAGGAAATGCAAGTTAAAGATAAGTTTGTCTTTGTAGGCTTTACGGCTAAAGGAATAATGCCTCAACTAGCTGTGCCTAATGGTCAACTTTTAGAACCACATAAGATACAAGCAGCACTCGCAGAAAGCATACTAATTGAGGACAGTCCATACGTTCCTGATTGGGGTTTAGCAGCAGAAGTTTTAGGTTTTGTAGTTACAGTTCTTTTAATATGGTTGCTAATAAATATTTTTGGTATAACTTTAGGTATATCTTTTAGTGGTCTATTATTTGTATTAACAGCAGGAAGTGGATATTACTTAATACAACAAGGACTTCTTATAGACGTTACTTGGACTTTAATATCACAATTTATTACAGCGTCTACAGCATTTTATCTACGCTTTAGAGAACAATATAAGCTAAGACAGCAGATTAAGAAACAGTTTGAAACTTACTTAGACCCTAGACAGGTAGCAATTCTACAAAAGAATCCAGAACTTTTAAAGTTAGGTGGAGAAAGAAGAGACATGACTTTTCTTTTTATGGACATCTGTGGCTTTACTCCTATATCTGAACACTACAAAAACAATAATGATCCTGAAGGTTTAGTCTTATTAGTAAATGAATTTTTAAATAATATGACCAATATTATATTAGCTAATGGTGGAACGATAGATAAATATATGGGTGATTGTATTATGGCATTCTGGAATGCTCCTCTTGAATGTAAGAATCATGCGGAGATGGCAGTCAAATCAGGTATAGAAATTGAAGCCGAGATAAAAGAACTACAAAAAGAATATGAGAAACGAGGATTGCCTTCTATTAATGTTGGTACTGGTATTAATACAGGAACTTGTATTGTAGGGAACATGGGCTCTGAGAGCAGATTTGATTACTCGGTTATCGGAGATGCAGTCAACCTTGCAGCTAGGCTCGAAGCAACAGCAGGAAGAGGAGAATACTTAAATAATAAAACTATTATGTCTAGGGCTACTGCATTACAACTGCCTTCAGGTTGGGTCTTTACTGAAATAGGAAATATAAAAGTTAAAGGTAAAGAAGAACTAATAAAAATTTACAGTCCACACTTGACAAAATCGATATAGACACTATAATAATAGTGTGGTAGGACATAATGTATGCCACATATATTAACTTGCTTAAATAAAGGAGAAAAGAAATGGTTATAAAACATAACTTGGTGGATTTTTATTCACCCTCATTTGCATCTATGTTTGTTGGATTTGATAGATTGTTTGACAGTCTATCTAGGGCAACTGAAGTATCAGCCCCTACATATCCACCTACTAATGTAAATAGAGATGGAGAAAACTACACTATCGAGATGGCTCTAGCAGGGCTAGACGATAACGACATAGACATTGAAGTACAGGAAAATACTTTAACAATAATGCACGAATCGTCTGAAAAAAAGGAGGAAGGCAAACTCTTCAAAGGAATTGCCCAACGCTCTTTCAGACGACAATTTAAGTTGGCTGATGACATCGAGGTCGTTGGTGCAAGCTTGAGGAATGGTCTTCTATGTATTAACTTAACTAGGTTTATTCCAGATGAGAAGAAGCCTAAAAAAATTAAGATTGAATCATAGATGAAATCAGTTTCGGAATGGCAGAACGATTGTACAATACGAAGACGGAGATCGAGAAAGGTAAGGAGAAGCAGAGATACGGACTCAGCAGTGCTGATAGGCGTAAGCTTGGTGTGCGTATTCTCGTTATTTACCTTATCATAGATACTATCGTACACGTAGTAATTTAATTTATTGAAATCACAATGGAGAAGTGTAGGATAGCTATGCTTAAAAATTAGTGAAAGAAAAAACTATTAAAGATATAATCGAAAATGATCGTAGGAAATGGT